CAAACAGGCGCAGGCGATGCTATCCTCGTTGAAGACAGCGCAAACCCGGACAGCACTCCATTTGTTGTAACTGCAACTGGGAATGTCGGTATTGGCGTTACGGCTCCAGTGGCCCCATTGCAAATTCTTGGCACAACACAAAACAGGATGTGGCTGTCTGGCGCGGCAATTAACAGCCGACAACTTTTTGTCCGTTCAAACGGAACATTTGCCGCCCCCACAATTGTGGCCTCTGGCAATGACATTGGTTCGGTAAACTTCTTTGGTTACGATGGTGCAGCCAATATTGAATTGGCAAGCATGGCCGCCACTGTGGATGGAACTCCCGGCACCAACGATATGCCGGGAAGGCTTGTCTTTTCCACCACAGCAGATGGCGCATCTTCTCCAACTGAACGTATGCGTATCGCCAGCAATGGCAATGTTACTGTTGGAGGCAGCAGCCTAAACGACCTTCGTTATCTGGACATTTCAAATCCAGATACTGGCGCAAGTGCTGGTTGTATTCTCCGCTTTATTTCATCAAATGCTGCTGGGTCTGGGAACGTAGCGGCCAATATAGTCAAGTACAAAAATGGCGCGTTTGTAATCAGCAACACAGAAACGGACGCTGCGGCACATACCGCTTTTAATGTCGGCGCATCCGAGCGTCTTCGTATTTCAAATGCTGGCGTTACTACTATCACTGGCACGGGCATCATCAATGCAAATTCAGCTTCAGATGCCCTTCGTATTACGCAAACGGGCGCGGGAAATGCAATCCTTGTTGAAGACAGTGCAAACCCAGATGCTTCTCCGTTTCTTGTCACCAATGACGGTCAAGTTATATCTGGCAGCTTGACATCAATTTCAGGCACTGCTGGCATAGCCCGCTTCCAATCAAATAATTCACTTTCTGGTTTTTCAGCACATTACGCTGGGGTAGATGCTTCTCCTGCCATCAATACTTTTTTGAAAAGCAGAGGTGGTGCTATCGTTGCTTCAGGAGATCAAATTGGCTCACTTCGATTTGAAGGATTTGATGGCACCAACTATTTGAGAGCCGCTCAAATTGCAGCATTTGTAGATGCAACACCCGGCACAAACGATATGCCGGGTCGTTTAACATTTTCTACCACGGCAGATGGTGCAAGCGATGTAACTGAGCGTATGCGTATTGATAATGCCGGAGTTGTAAGCATCACTGGTTCTCTGACACTTACGACTGATCTTACAGTGCCAAATGGCGGTACTGGTGTGTCCACATTTACCACTGATGGTGTCCTCTATGGCGCTGGTGCTGGTGCCATTCTGGCAACCGCTCAAGGCGGTGCTAACACAATCCTGACCGCCAATGCTGGTGCGCCTTCATTCAGTGCCGCCCCAACTATCGGCACCTCTGTAACAGTTCCGCAAATGTTTGGCGGCACAGGTGCAGGGTCTACAATAACAATTCACTCAACCAGCGGCGCTGGCACGACTGATGCGGTTATTATTGATACAGCATCACAAACAGAGCGCGTTCGCGTTGACAGTTCTGGTATCCTTACATACTTCCAACCCGCACAAACATCATTGGCTGCTGCCACCACCTTGGACGCTGCTCAGGTTCGCACCCGCATCATTCAATATACAGGTGGCGCAGCCACTGTAAATCTTCCCACAGGCACCACACTTGATACAGTGATTGCCAGCGGCATGACTGTTAATAGTGCATTTGAGCTTACCTTTATTAACACTTCTGCCAACCTTTTGACAATTGGTGCAAACGGCAATACCACGGTTGGTGCGCTGACAGTGGCGACATTGACTTCCGGCACCTTCCGTTTCAGAAAGACTGCCGCCAACACATTCACTGTCTATCGTGTCTCATAAGGGGGTTTCTATGGATAATTTGCCTATCGTTCTTCAGCTTAATGTTCAACAGGTTAATACGATCCTTGCTGTCTTAGCCAAGGCTCCGTATGAAGCCGTGCATGAACTCATTGCAACCGTTCAGAGGCAGGGTGCAGAACAGGTGGAGGCCCACAAAGCCTCAAACCCGTCTGAAGCTTCTGCCGCTGAAGCTTAACAAATAGGGGCCACCATGCTTGCTTTGATCTCTTCTTTTATGCCTTTGATTGACAAGCTGGTGGCCCGTATTCCAGACCCGGCTGCTCGTGAGCGAGCCGCCTTGGATATGCAGGCTGAATTGCTTAAGGCCGCTGTTGCTGAAAGCCAATCTCAGACAGAAGTTAATAAAGTTGAGGCTGCCCACTCCAGCATTTTTGTCGCTGGTTGGCGTCCTTTCATTGGCTGGATGGGCGGTGTTTCTCTTGGCTATGCTTTCTTGCTTCAGCCTATCCTTTCTTGGTTCCTTCTTATTTGTGGTGTGACAACACCCCTACCAGAGCCAAATACCGAAACCATGATGGCCTTGGTGACAGCTATGCTGGGTGTTACTGCCGCCCGCAGCTTTGACAAATGGAAGGGAACATCAAGATGACCTCACCCACATCTGGTTTTGACAAAACAACGGCGGCTATCGTGAGATTGGAAGAAAAAGTGAACCGGTTGGAGCAAGACTTCAAAGAGTTAAAGACTGAAGTTAAGAATGAATTTAACGACATCAAGTTAATACTTGCAGAAATAACGCGGAGCATGAGCGAAGAGAAGGGTGCTCGCGCCGCTTCCAAATTTTGGATTGGCGGTTTTGTCGGCCTGATCAGCACTTTGGTCAGCATTGGAACGGCCTTTGCCATCAAAGTGTTTTTCAAATGAAAGAGAATTTTGATCAGTGTTTTGAACTGATGATTAAACATGAAGGCGGGTATGTTAATCACCCAAAAGATCCCGGTGGCCGCACAAACCTCGGTGTAACCCAACGGGTCTGGGAGGCTTATACAGGCAAAACCGCCAGTGAGGCGGATATGCGTGGCCTGACCAAGGAAAAAGTTAAACCCCTATACCGCAAGAACTACTGGGACAAGGTAAGGGCTGATGATCTGCCTGAAGGCGTTGATTACGCCATCTTTGACTATGCCGTGAACTCTGGACCCGGCAGAGCTGCAAAGGCTCTCCAGCGCGTTCTGGGGGTCAAGGAGGACGGTTCTATTGGCGCTCAGACGCTTGCCAAGGTTTCTGATGCAAATCCGCGAGAATTGGTGCAAGATGTTTGCGAACAACGTCTTAAATTTCTTCAATCTTTGGCAACTTGGAACACCTTTGGCCGTGGTTGGTCGAGGCGGGTCGAAGAGGTCGAGGATGCAGCCTTTAAGATGGCTACATAAAGGGTTCGGTTATGGCTGGTTTGACTTACAACAACTATGTGCAGCAGCTTTGCCTTCTGGCGGTGGTCCCATCTCAGACCGTGGGCGGCGTCACATCTTCAACTGACAGCAATTTTAACGCGCTGATCCCTGAAGCTTTGGAATATGCAGAACTGCGCATCCAGCGTGATCTAGATCTTCTTTCAACCGTAACCCCCGTTAACATCACCGCCACACCCGGATCCTCAACGGCATCATTTACGCAAGGCGTATTTGTGACCGTTCAAGACGTTAACGTGATCACACCGGCGGGAACAACCGTGGCTGATAGCGGCACCCGCAATCCATTGCTGCCGGTGACCAAAGAATACATGCAATATGTGTGGCCCAGCTCGACCGGAACCTCTGTTCCTGAGACGTTTGCTATGTTGGATGACCACACGTTCTATTTGGGTCCGTGGCCTAACAGCGCATACACAATTGAAGTGATCGGCACCATTCGACCGGCAACACTTTCTTCAACCAACACAACAACTTTCATCAGCCAATATCTGCCTGATTTGCTCCTGATGGCATCTATGATCTATGTCAGCGGATACCAACGCAATTTCGGTCGTCTCAATGACGATCCGCAGATGGCTGTAACTTACGAAAGCCAGTATCAAGCCCTGCTGAAGGGTGCGACAATGGAAGAATATCGCAAAAAGTTTGCCGCCAGCGCGTGGACATCTATGTCTCCGTCACCTGTTGCAACGCCGACACGGGGATAAAACATGCCTCATGGCTCACTAAAAATCATTCCGGGCGTCGATACCAACCGGACGCCAGCATTGAATGAGGCGGCTGTTTCTCAGTCAAATTTGATGCGGTTTTTCCCTGATCGGCAAAACGCTGGTTTGGCCCAAAAGATTGGCGGATGGAAGCGGTTCATCACCGGAACGGTATCCTCTGGCGTGATCCGAGCCTTGAAGGGCTGGCAAGATCTAGACAATGTTGATTGGCTTGGCATTGGGTCAGAGGGCGAAAGCGGTCTGCAGGCATATGATGCTTCGCAACAGCTTGGCCCATATAACGTCACCCCTCGGTTCACAACCAACGATTTTACACCGGGTACAACGTCTGGGGCGCTTACATATGGCATAACAACATCGGCTGGATCCGATAGCGTTGTGGTCACAAGTTCTATCAGCCCATCGGTTCTTGATTGGGTTTATTTTCCAACACAAATCAATGTTGGGAACTTGCTTCTATATGGCCCCTATCAGGTGTCCAATATTGGAACAAACAGCTATACAATTAACGTAAACGCGACACTGTCAATTTCAACCATTTCAAGGTCTGGAACAACGGTAACCGTCACAACGGTTGAGCCACACAGATTTTACAATTCTCAAAGCATTTACATCAAAGATGTGGATGATAACACAACTTTTCCAGACGCCACGGTGACGATCACGGTAAACTCAGGCAACCCATATGTATTTACATACACATCTGGAGCCAGCGGCACTGCATCTTCTTTTGGTGGGACGGTAACACCCGCTGTTACGAACGGTGGCACGCCGCCGCAGTTTACAACAACCAATGCTTCAAGCAGCGTGCGCGTAACTCTTTACAACCACAACCTTGTGATTGGTGATGATTTTGAAATTCCTATTTCAACAACGGTTGGCGGCATCACACTCTTGGGTGTGTATTCTGTTGTAGGTCTTGTTGACGAAAACAATTTCACTATCAGAGTTTCTGGGATTGCTACGTCTGCGGCATCTGGTTATGAAAACGGCGGAGCCATCCGCCAGAACCTTTTCATTGCAATTTCAGCGTCAACAGACAACGCCAACTTTTATTACGGCGGTGACGGATCCTCTGCCGGTACATACGGTTCTGGTGTTTACAGCACCGGCGGCAGCGTAACCGTAACCACATCAGGAAATGGTACAACTGCTACCGTAACTTTTACCCCAGCCCAAGTTATTCCGATTGGCACATCTATCACTATTTCTGGCGTAACGCCCAGTGCGTACAATAGCGCACCCGGTGTCCCGTGGGTGGTGACCGCATCATCCAGCGGCTCTGTCTCATTCCTCAGTTCCGCCACCGGCAGCCAAGTCACCGCTGGTTCTATTTCCTTTTCTTCATCCGTGACGACCGGTAGTGAAATTACAGCAACAGATTGGTCACTGGATACATGGGGGCAAATTCTTGTTTCCAATCCCGTAGGCGGATCAATCTTTTATTGGATCCCCTCTGGCGGTGAGGCGGCAAATGCCGTCTACATGCCAAACGCTCCATTGTTTAATGAAAGCATGTTTGTGGCGATGCCGCAGCGTCAAATCGTTGCTCTTGGGTCTACAGATAGTACATTCCAAGATCCGTTGCTTGTTCGCTGGTGTGACGTTGAAGATTTTACGGTATGGCAGGGAACCGCCAACAATCTGGCGGGCAAGTACCGCATCCCTACCGGAAGCCGTATCGTAGGCGGCATTCAGGCTGCCCAGCAGGGTCTTATTTGGACTGACCTTGATCTCTGGGCGATGCAGTTCATTGGCTTCCCCGGTGTTTATGGGTTTAACAAGGTCGGTTCAAATGCTGGCTTGATTGGCCGGAAGGCAATGGGCCAGCTTGCTGGAAGCGTTTATTGGATGAGCCAAAAGCAGTTCTTCCGCTTTGCCGGTCAAGGTGCGGAACTGTTGCCATGCCCTGTGTGGGATCAGGTGTTCCAAAACATCTACGAAAGCCCGACAACCGGCATTTATGATGCCAACGGTGCATTGTGGACGGATCGCATCCGCTGCTGCCCAAACACTCAGTTCAATGAGATCATTTGGTATTTCCCGGCTGCTCAGGTTCCAATCCTTGACAGCAACGGTTTACCCGCTGGCGGCACTGTAGCTGGGACCGGCGAAGTTAACGCTTATGTGAAGTACAACATCTCCCTGAACCAGTGGGATTTCGGATATCAGGATCCCAGCACTTCAGACGTTTCCAACAGCGTGAACGTGGCCCGCACGGCATGGATTGATCAGTCTGTTCTTGGACCGCCAATTGGCGCTGCCACATCCAAGAGCATAACGCCTGCATCGCCCAGTTATGCTGTCTTCCAGCATGAAACGTCAAATGATGCAGAGGCTATTAACGGCACAACCATTGCCATCAAGCCCAACTTCCAGACAGGTTACTTTGCCTTGTCCGAAGGTGATCAACAGCTTTTCATTGACCAAGTTTGGCCGGATATGAAATGGGGGACAACGTCTGGTGATCAAAATGCCGTGGTTTACATCACATTTTATGTGGTAGACTATCCGGGTGATCCTCCGGTTGCATTTGGTCCTTACACAATGACAAAGCAAACAGAGTATTTGAGCGTGCGAATGCGTGGCCGCCTTGTTTCAATCAGTGTGAGCAGCACTGATCTGGGTTCATTCTGGCGGTTGGGAAACATTCGTTATCGGTTCCAACCTGATGGGAAATACTGATGGCAGCTTCTCTTGATGATATTTTAACAACCCAAAAAAATGGGGTTCAAGCAGTTAATGCTCTGGTGCAAGCTTTGGATGCTTTTAAGGTCATCTATGAAGCATCTGTCGGTACGGACAGCACAAACACCATCAAAGCTACACAGGGCGCTCTTGTCAAAACCGGCGCAGGCCGTGTGGTGAATTTTGCGTTGTCTGGCACAGCCACAACGGTGGGATACTTGTACGACACCGCAACAGTCGGCGGGGCAACGGTAGACAACATTATCTGTGAGTTGCCAATTGTTAATGGCATCTATCCAGCCAACATTGTTTTCCACGATGGCCTTGTGGCGGTGTGCGGCACCGGCATGCAAGTTAACATTACATATTCGTGAGGACACCATGCCGTTGACCAAGGGTAAGAGCAAAAAGACAATCTCTGGCAACATCAGTGAAATGGTGCATGCCGGTCATCCGCAAGATCAAGCTATCGCTGCCGCCCTGAGCATTGCCCGGAAGGCTGGGAAGGCCGCTGGCGGTCCCAAGGGTCCAACACCACCGGGACAGGCCAAAACCGTCCACGCTGGCCCCATTAAGGCCGCTGTGGCTGGCCGTACCGACCATCTGCCTATGCACGTTGCCTCTGGATCTTATGTGGTTCCTGCGGACATCGTATCGGCCATTGGTGAGGGAAACACTGAAACTGGTTTCGCCATCCTAGATCATATGGTAAAAATGCGTTCGCAGGGTGATGATCCCAAGGCTGGGAACCCTGTGCCAATTGTGGCCGCCGGTGGTGAGTATGTAATTCCACCGATTGCGGTCGTTCAATTTGGTGAAGGAGACATGGACAAGGGACATAAGAACCTTGACGATTGGGTCAAGGACGAACGTGCCAAGACCATCAAAACGCTCCAAAAACTCCCCGGCCCAAAAAAGGATTGATGAATTGAACAGCGAAGACATCCACGTTCGCGTTGCTGGCCCAGAGGACTTTGATGGCATCATGGCCCTCGCCACACTGTTGAACAAAGAAAACTCCGTTTTTCCAATGAACGAAGAAAAAGTAAGGGAGGCTGTGATCCCCGTTTTGTTCCGCGATGGCGGCATCATGGGCGTCATTGGCACCCCTGACAAAATTGAAGGTCTGGTTTTCTTGCGGATCGTCACCCAATGGTATTCTGATGGCGCATTCCTCGAAGAAATGGCAGTATATGTCCACCCTGATTATCGCTCTGCAAAAGGCGGTCGGGCGCGCAAACTGGTTGAGTTTGCGAAGAAGGTTTCAGAAGAGCTGAAGATGCCATTGATGATTGGTGTTTTGAGCAATTCACAAACAGACGCCAAGGTGCGGCTTTATGAGCGGCAGCTTGGCACCCCTGCAGGATCTTTTTTCCTGTATGGCGTTAAAACCGGCGAACTGGTGAATGCCAGCGAAGTCGTTAACTGATAGGAGACGGCTGTGGGTGGTGGTGGTAAAGGTTCGACGACAAAATCAAACAGTGCGCCACCCCCGGAGATAATGGAGGCGTATAAGAAGTCTTTGGGCATGGCCCAACAGGTTGTTGGACAACCATATCAGCAGTACACCGCCCCCCTCGTTGCCGGTATGAACCAGAACCAACAGCAGGCTATTTCCAACGTGCAAAACGCACAAGGGATGGCTTTGCCGTTTATCCAACAGGGTGCTCAATATACCAATCAAGCCGCGCAGGGTGTTAACCCCGGCATGATTAACCAATTTATGTCTCCATATTTGAACAATGTTGTTGGCGCAACACAGCGCAATCTTTTGGAAAGCAACGCCCAGCAACAGGCCGCAATGAAGGCTGGGTCTATTCAATCCGGTGCATTTGGCGGTGATCGCGCAAAGTACGGCCTTTCAGAACTTGCCCGCCAACAAGGCTTGGCGGGCGGACAAGTTATTGGTGGCCTCATGAACCAAGGCTATGGGCAGGCACTTGGTGCCGCCCAGAACCAGATTGGCAACATGATGATGGGCGGTCAGCAATTGGCTGGCATGGGAACGGCGGCTCAGCAGTCGGCGCTTGGTGGCGCTCAGGCTCTTATGGCCGCAGGAACGCAGCAACAGTCCACAGAACAAGCCGGTCTTCAGGCTGCCTACGACCAGTTCTTGCAGCGTCAGGCGTACCCCTATCAGCAGGCCCAGTTCTACGCAAACATCGCTCAGGGCATCGGTGCCGGTGCCGGTGGCTCGTCCTCCACAACGCAACCCGGTCCAAGCCCATTCTCTCAGGTGCTTGGCTTTGGTACAGCGATGGCTGGTTTGCCGTGGTCAGACGAACGTCTCAAAGAAAACGTCAAAAAGGTCGGTCAGACCAAGGACGGTCAGGGCATCTACACATATAACTTCAAGGGCAACCCCAAGACAGAAATGGGCTTGCTTGCACAAGAAGTTGAAAAGAAGCACCCCAATGCTGTCCATGAGATTAACGGCCTCAAAATGGTTGACTACGATGCAGCTACAGAAGGCTCCCGCACAGGCAAGGCCGGTGGTGGCGCGTCTATGGGTGGACTTGTGTCTCCCGGCATGGAACGTCAGGCTTTCGCGGCGGGCGGATTTGGTGCCATTCCATATGCAGACTTTATGAAGGGTCTGAGCTTTATTCCAGTTTCGGATATGAGCGGTGCAAAACCCGGCAGCACGCTTCCAAGCGATTGGTCCAACCCGCCAAAGCCATTTGAAGATCCGGGTCTTGACCCAATGTTTGCTCAATTGGAAGGCATGACCGAAGAGCAAAAGGAAATTTTTGTTAAAAACATGAAAGGTTTGGGTGGTGTTACACCCCCAAGCACAGATGATTTCCGTGCAGCCCCGTCTTCTGGAGGAATGTTTGGTGGTCTTAGTAAGATTTTTGGTTTTGCTGATGGTGGCCTTGTTAATGGTCGCCACGGGTATCAAACTGACGGTGCCGTAACGGAAACGGAAGCACCGCCAACTGGCATCATTCCACCAAAAAATTATTTTGATCGTTCTGCGGATCGCACCCTTGAGTTTGAAGGTGGACTTTTGGAAGCGGACACCAATGGAACGCCTACCAATTATGGCATCAATCAGGCATCTCATCCAGATATTGATGTAAGGCAGATTGGCCCAGATGACGCCAAGGCAATCTACAAGGCTCAATATTGGGATGCAATCAATGGGGATCAGCTTGCCGCTGAAAACCCAAATCTGGCTCACGTTGCCTTCGACACAGCTATCATTGCCGGTGCGCCTCGCGCCAAGAAAATGCTTGAAGCGTCTGGCGGTGACCCTGTTAAATATATGGAGCTTCGTTCTTCTTTCTTAAACGATTTGGTTCAACAAAATCCTGAGAAATATGGCCCATTTGCAAGATCTTGGGAAAATCGCAACAACGCACTGATGGCAGACATCAGTGGAGACGGCGCACCCGCTGATGCCGGTCTGGCCGGTGCCGCACCCCCAGAAGGCATGGAAGACCCAAGTGCAACAACCGGCGTTGTTCCTGCGGCATCAAGTGATATAGCCGAAGATCAGGGCGTTGCCGGTGGTCCAACCAGCTTGTTTGAGCGTGTTACAGGCAAACGTATCTCCACCCCTGCCCGCATGGGGCTTCTTGCCGCCGGTCTTGGCATGATGGCCGGACGGTCGCCATTTGCTGCGGTCAACATTGGTCAGGGCGGTGTTGCGGGCATGAATGCTTACCTTGGCAACGTCAATAAAAGCATGGAAGCCGCAAAGCTTGGTGCTGAAGCAGGGAAAACCGTTGCTGAAACAACTTCTGTTCAAAATCAAACACGCCTTGCGCTGCAGGCTGCGTGGATGAATTTCAACATGATCCGCATTAAAGCTGGTAAAGGCCCGATCACGTTTGAAGAGTATATGAAAACCATTGGATTGCAATCCGGCCCAAGCGGTTCTCAGCCTTCGGCTGGAGCTGCTGATTTGGGTGGCCCTGCCGCAACAGACATTGAAGCCGGTGGCGCAACAGGCACTGTTACTGGTGAAAGGCCTCCTGCCGCCACAGATCAAACGCCAACGGATAATTTTCAAACTGGCGGAAATCCCGAAAAAGTAGGAACAATGAACTATTGGCAAGAACGCATGCGCCGCGCTCAAGATAGCTTGGTCTATGCAACGCCAGAAAAAGTTCCCGGCATTACGCAAGAAATTTCATTGGCCCAAGATGCTTTGGAGAAAATCCAAGCAAACCCATTCTATGTTGCCTCGCAAAACATGGCTCAAAACTATGATATTGCAAAAACAAACCTTTTGCGCCTTGGTGAATTGAACGGATCGTTCATGGGTGGCCGTGGTTCTAAAAATGTGGCGGATGTTATCGGCATTGCTGAAAAACTTGGCATTCAAAGCATTTTGCCAAAAGGCTGGCAGGACGATGATGAGAAGTATGATGAAGCATTGAAATTGGCGACAGAAATTGCCATCCGCGATGCTCAGCAAAGCGGTCTTCTTAAAGCTCCCGGTGCCGCACTTGAGGCCGAAGAACGCACAGTGCCAATTCCCGATATGGCTCCAGAAGCTCGTTATAACCTTGTCAAGAAATCACTTGCCATTCTTGAGCGCAACAATGACCTCTATGCTGGCTGGGATACAAGCCCCGATACCGCCTCATACATCCGTCAATTTACATCTGATCCAGCCCATGCGATGGAAAACTATGTAAAGCGCGCAGAAGATTTGCTGCCTCCACCGGCGACATCTGGACCAAGAGAGGCTGATCCAGACCTTGTAAGACAACTGAACGAAAAGTTCCCTAACGCTTCTGAAAACGATGTTGTCAACGGTCGCAACAATGAAAAGCTGAGGAAGAGCGGAAACACTTGGGTGGTGGTGCAGTAATGGAAGATGAAGTAAACCCAAACGCAACAGCGGCTCCAGATGACAATTACTGGTCTTTGGTGCCTGCTCCTGCTCCCGTGTCTACGGGAGAGGATGTTCGCCGTGGGATGGCGGCGCAAGGCACTCTTGGTGTAACGGCTGACCTTCCCGGCATGATAGGCGGGATTACGCAAGGCATTCAGCAAGGCGCTCGTTTCCTTGGGGAAAAGGCTTTCATTGACCTTCCAAACCTTTTTGGGGCGGGCCTTAACAAAGAGCAAATTCAAGCTGATGTTGATTACGGTTTGAAGAAAGCTCAAGAGGCTGAGCTTTCTCCGTCTGAGATTAAAGACGTTGAAGAAGGTCGTCGAGTGTATGCTCCTATGGTAGGAACGTATGCAACGCCTCAGTATTATGAAGAAAAGACAAAAGAATTTTTGCCTTACACTCAATACGAGGCTGTGACGCCAGAAGGCAAGATGCTGGGAGCAGCATCTCGATTTGCCACTGGCGCAGCGGCCACCGCCCCCTTCCTTGGACCCGGAGCATCTACAAATCTTCTTCGCCAAGGGGAAAGCACCACTGCTCGCCTTGCCGCAAAGCCCGTAACTGGAACCCTTATGCGTTCTAGTGAAGAAGCGTTGCTGGGCGGCATTTCTGGCCTTGGCTCGGAAGCCGCCGGGGAATGGGCAAAAGAAAATGCTCCAGAATATGAAGGTTGGGCGCGTTTTGCCGGTTCAATGGTGGCACCGGCTGGTGCAAACGCTACTTTTGAAACTGTTAAACCTTGGGTGATGCCCAAGACATTTGCTGACAACACAGCTTTGAAACTGTTGGCGGAAGATTTCAAAGACGGAACTTCGGCAATGACGCCGGAACAGCTCAACAAAGCCATTGAAGATGGCCTTGATCCTACCGTGTTTGATCTTGCCGGTCCAAAAACACGCGAGTGGCTTGAGAAAAATTACAAAATTTCTTCAGAAACCATGAAGAACGTAACAGATCTCAATAACATTATTGAAGGCCGCCCAGAGGCAACGCGCACAAAAATGCGTGACTACATGGAAGAGACTTTTGGAACAGATCTTGCCACGTTTGACAAAGAAAAACTTTTAACTTCCGCCAAGGAAGCCGAGAATAATGCCGTTTGGGCTAGCTCTCGCGCCAATCCGGCGGCGGCTTCTTTGAAGCTTCCTGAATTAAACAAATTGCGCAAAAACAATGGCACCCTGAAACAAGCTTTTGATCAGGTTGTTCAAAACTCAAAACAAAAATTGTATCCCAGCAAGTACGGGGTGAACCCAACTGTTCAAAATCTTTCATTTTGGCAACAAGTTAAAACTGAGTTGGATGATACAATTCGCAAAAGCAAACCAAACAAGGTTACCGGAACGGGTGACACTGCTTTGTACAATGCTGCTTTGGACGCAAAAGAAAATCTTTTGAAGATTTTGGACGATGCTGTTCCTGAATATGGCAAAGCCCGTGACAGCCATTCTGCATTGCTTGGTTTGGACAATTCAGTAGATGCCGGTGAGCAATTTGCAAAACTGAAAAAAAGCGAAGACTTTAACAAGTATCTTGAGGTGTATAACAAATACACTCCAGACCAACAGGAGCTGTTTAAGCGTTCGTTCATTCGTTCTATGTATGACGATTTGGGAAACAAAGAAGGCTCCCTCAACGCATTTGTCAGTTCTATCAAAAGCCCAAAAGCCCAAAGGTATTATCGCGAAGTTCTTGGTGACCAGTACGATGATCTTGTTGGTCGAGCTGTGGCCCAGCAAACAATGGATCGGGTTGCGGCTATCAAGGAGGCAGACACCAAGTTTGTGTCGTGGGCAAATGTTAAACAATTTGCGCAAATTGGTGGCCCCGGATTTGCTGGCGGTATCATTCAGGGCATGATGGAAGGCTCAAACCCATCTGCAACAACACTGGCTTTGTACGCAACGTCTGCGGGCTTGGCAGCAAGAAACGTGGTCCTTAACGCTGGTGAGCGTAGAATTGCTCCTCGCGTGACAGCTTTGATGAAAAGCCAAAAGCCGGAAGACATCAAAAACCTTGGTAAGTTAATCCAAGAAAACCCGGATGCGTTCACGTTTATTGAAAAGATCAACAAGGTGGCGGCCCGCGCTCCCCTTCGTTATATCCAATCCCAACAACAGGTGGAACCCAAGCCTGAAGTTGACGAAAATTACTGGCAGTTGGAGCCAACGCCATATCAAGCGCAGGCCTCTGGTGGCCGCGTAGAGCGCAAAGCCGGTGGCCGGGTAGGTAGCAGCAGCATTTGCGCTGAAGTGAACCGCACGCGCCTCCTGTTGGGTCAGAAAACAGCCTCAATGCTTTCTATGCCGGATGATGCTATTGTATCGGCATTGCACATTGCCAAAACAAAGTAAGGATTGACCGATGACCACAACAACCAATTTGGGTATTTTGCTGCCAACACCCGGTGTGACGACAAACTGGGGTCAAGGAGCAACTGCTGGCGGCTTAAACTTCGTCCTCCAAAAAATTGACGATGTGTTTGCTGCGGATGCAAGCGGTACGCCTGTTGGATTGTTTGTTGACAGAGACAGTGCCACTCCTACTCCCAACCCGCAAACTTTGAAAATTGGTAGCTATGGAACTTTTTCCTCTCAAGGAACTAATATTTTTGGTCTTGACGGCTCTTCAGGTGGTGTTTTGGGGAACACCATTCGCGCGGGCAATGCCATTGCCGGATCAAATAATACGGCTGGTGGCAACTTGACAATTGCAGGCGGCAACAGCACCGGCACCGCTGCTGGTGGTTCTATCCTGATGCAAGTCGCTGCTGCTGGCACAATTTCCAGCGACACCCTTAACACCCTCCGCAACGTCCTCCGCGTGGAAAGCACCAACCGGGTGGGCGTGAACACAGGCAGCACCGCACCGGCTGTAACGCTGGATGTGGGTGCTGGTGGATCTTCTGGCTCCGCCACAGCTCAACAAGCATTGCGCTTGAACGGCTCCAGCGCGGGCAATGGCACTCAAGGCGGCTCCCTGTTCACAATTGCCAATAACGGCACCAATACGGGTGCTGTGGGCAATTACAGCGCGGTTATGGGCGGATCTACTACCTATGCCGCTGATACGACCGTTGCCAGCGCAAGTACCCTTCGTTTCTTCACAAATGCCACCATCGCTGGTGCAACCGCCTCCAATGAACGCCTTCGCCTCGGTACGGCTGGTGAAATTGGTGTGTGGGATGCAGGAACATCCGCCATTAACAATGGCACGGCTGGTCAAGTGTTGGTGTCCGGCGGCACAGGTGCTGCTGCTTCTTGGGGTACTTCAACAAAAACATTGGTTGCACCCGGAACAAGCCCCGGAACAGGCATAACATACACTATCACCAATTCAACCATCACCGCCCCATTCAAAGTTCTAGAATTGTATTTGAACGGTGTCAGTTCAAATAGTACCAGCAACTTGTCTATTCAAATCAGCGGAGACGGCACCACCTATACAACTTTATTTGTTATTGGAAGTACAACAGCTTCCAGCAGTGGCATTTCTGGTGTTGTCAAAATTGTTGGGGCCGACACTTTAACAGGAACACGATTGATTTCTGCAACCACAAACCAACTTGCATCAGGCGCAGCAAGTATTTATTCTCAAACAGCAGTCGTAGACACTGGATATGTTAAATACATTCGGTTGGATTGGAACGGTTCAGATGTGTTCGATGCTGGAACCGTGGCCCTTGTTGGCTACGCTTAATCGTCCCGGCGAACCACACTTCCATCCATTTTCTTTTTCCACTTAGACCCTTTGCCTCCGGGCAGGGGGTTTTTGCTTTTCTTGAGGCCCAAAGCCTTGCTCTTGACCCGTTTGGCCTTAGCCGCCCTCCGGTGATCATCCTTGGTCTTCACGCCCGCGCAGGGCAAGCATGTAAGCCTGATATTGTCATCGGTGTCGGTACCACCAAGCTCCAGCGCCCGCACATGCTCATAAATGAACTTGCCCGGTTGAAGGCGGGTGTCGCAAAGCATGCACATGCCTTTTTCCTTCTCCCAGATCGCCAGTTTGCGCCGGGTGGAAAGGTTGCCGCGCTTGGTGGTTCCAACGTCTTCGTTCACCGGAAATTGCTCCCAGCCCTGTGGTTTGCGTTTTCGGTGCGCCAAGCCTCAATGAGGACATCCGCCTTGTTGCGCTCGTTGCGATGAAATTCATCGTCCTCGACCGCTTTGGCTTCATCTTCACAGGCTTCAGCATAGATATCATGGGCCTCTGCCCACGCCTCGCGCATGGTGGCTGATTTCTCCAGAGACTGAAGGATCAGCTTTGCTCGCGTGCGTTTGCGTTTGTGTTCCGCCCGAAGCCGATTGGCGCGGGAGGCTGCGATATGAGGGCTGGAGGTCGCCAAATATTGAATGGCGGCCTCCAACATATCGTCTGTAATGAGCTTATTGCTCACTTGTTTTTCTTCCATTCAGGATCGTAGGGGTTAAGCTTCAGAACCGCCTGACCATCCAGATTGGGGAACGGCAGTGCATAAAGCTTCAGTGTGATCACATCACTGTCGGCATTTGCCCATGCACGGCCAATTTTCATCCAGTTTTTGCGACCTTTGTTGTCAATGCTGTAATGCATAGCATCCCAGCAATCCACGAAGCTTTCGGAATTTGAAGGCTCATCGTCATCGTCGCGCATCGACATTAAAACACTCCAATCCAAATTCCAAACCCGTGAATAACACCCACAGGCGGGACAAAGACGACCGCAAAAAGCAAAGCCCACGCGGCCTCATGAATGCAATTTACTACGCTTGTGATCCAAGCAAAGATGATTGACAGGTAGATTGCATTTCCAATCCACTCATTCATCAGAACGGTACCTCATCATCCAATTCAGGTACAACGCGGGATCCAACTGTTGAGTTGGTGTTTCCGCCACTCTTAAAGCGGCTGCTCAAAGATGACGGCGGGGGATTGTTGGATGTCGCACCGGCGGCGGCGTCCTTCAAGGTAAAGCCCAACGAAATATACTCCTGACCGGCCTTGCTGGTTTTGATCCAGCCAGAGGTCCATACCTCAAACACCTCGCCAGAAGGCGACACAATGGTCGAGCTTCCGCGCATATCGGGATGGGTGGGTTTCTCTTTCTTTTCGTTGTTAAAAAGAGCACCGGTGTTCCTGTTGTCGTACTCAGCCATTTGTATTTTCCTTCTGAAGCAGAACGACCTTGCGGTCCTTAAAGTGGTTAGCCAGTGTCAAGTAGAAATCGCTGTTAACAATGATGCCAACCTTTTTGCGATTGTCTTTTTCAGCGGTCCACCATGCATCAAGATCAGTGGACGTTTCCTGCAAAGCAATTGCGGCCTTTGCAACTTCGATGTAGGTCAACTGGGCCTGTTCAACATCGGCCTGTTGTTTGGCGTTATTTTCGGGATCATCGCCAGTTTCGATCTGGAAAAGCTTGAACAGAAGGTACTTGTTTGCGCCGGTCAGAGCCTTGTAAAGCCCCTTGTCACCAACGCCGCCCTTGTTCTTGTCTCCACCACACCCGGCGGCCATGATCTTTTCGGGCCACACATCGCCATCCTTGTGGACCAGCGTATAGCTGATAAGAACATTTGTATTGCCGTTCTCATCGGTTGCGGTAACGCTCTGAATGCTGGGTATCAGCATCAGGCCAGCCTCAATCATGGCGGGGCGAAGAACCTTCAGAAGGTCACCCTCACCGGCATATTTGTAATTGTGGAACTTGTTTTCGCCCAGTTTCTGGACATATCCAACCTTGGACATGACCGAATGAAGGGCAGCAGCAATTTTGGCTGACATTTTATTTCCTTTTCAAGTTTGACAGAACTGCCTTGGCATCAATGATTGTCTGCAAGACAACCGGATCAATAAGAAAAGCACCTTGGTTCTTCATAGGCTGAATTGCAAGTGTCGGGTACCAGTAACACCATTGATGAATTGCGTTGCAGGAAACCCCGGCCCTTCTGGCCGCCTCCGGTGTTTTGATCCTCGGAACACCCAAACCTTCTTTCAATTCTTCTTCCATCAATTATCTCACTTGTATTGTCGTTCCCCCGTTCGAAAGATTGGCACCGGGAACTTCCTTGCCATCTTCTAATGCGGCTTTGATTGCGGCTTTGTTCAGCTCCTTCTTGACACGGAAAAATTCTGCAGGAACAGCATCTTCGTCCGAGATCACAACTTTTGCCGGTGTGCTTTTGACAGTCAATTTTGCGGCTGGCAAATCAAGAGATTTTGTATCGGTCGCGGTCATAAGGCGGTGCATGAGAGAACGCAAGAATGCAATGCGTTTTTCCAGCGCGCTCTCTCGGAGGCGGAGAGCAAGGATAAACTCCCCCAACGCATCCCTGAGAACCTGTTTTTCCATCATCGTTAACAGAAGCTTTTCCATCACTTCAATAAACTTGGTGCTTCCGTGAAGCATGTCCTGCTTCAGTTCTTCATCATCATTGAGTTCTGGATAATCCAAAAGCAACGCTTTGATGGATTGCTCCAGATCGTTAATGGTCCATTGGTTGATGTTCATGCTGCCATTGCTTCGCTTCATCTACAGGTATATCTTTGAACTCTGTTGATTTCATTTGCAACATGGCGGCGGGGAAACTTGGGGAAAACTGTTCGATTGGAACTGCCGTTTGCGCCGAGCGTCAATCGCCTGTGGCGGATCCGCAAGGGTGGCGGCATGTACAAAACACCCGTCTATGAGAGCTGGCTTGCCGACTGCCGCGCGTTAATATACAAGGCTCAGGCTATACCTGTTTTGGGGCCGTATCGGCTTTTGATTGAGGCTGTTCGACCGGACAAACGTCGAAGAGACATTGACAACCTGATCAAGGCCGTTTCTGACGTTTTGGAAACCACCGGGATGATTGAAAATGATTGCCTATGCGAGGAAGTTACGGCGCGTTGGCTCAATGACGGGCCGGAAATGCTCGTAACGATTGAGGAATTGAAATGACATATGCCGAAGAGTTGAAAGCAAAATATCAGGCGGTCAAAGATCGCATGTATAAGACCAGCAGGGTGTCTATTGTTGATCAAGCGGCTGTTGTGGCCGCACAGGAAGCCCTCTGGCGGGCAAATGGGGGCTTTGAGGCACTTTCCCCGCCCATCTCGTTTGCGGGCGTTGCTGGCCCCTCTGGGCTGGTTCCGCCACAGTCGTCGGTTCAGTCTGGCTTTACGCCTCTGGCCGGTGAACGTCAGAGCTACCACAACATGCTTCGCATGGTTGCAAGAAAACACAATATCAACCCCAACCTGATCCAAAGCGACTGCAGGAAGCGGCCTTTAATTGCGGCCCGCCATGAGCTTTGGTACCGGGTTCGCACCGAGCTGGATTACAGCTATCCGCGCATAGCGCAGTTGGCAGGCCGTGATCATAGCACCGTTTTTCATGGGATCCAGAAGCACGGGCGAAAGATACTTGACAGCCAATCGGCGCAAGTTCAGTCTGAGCGGGCCATGTAGTCATGGTATTCCTCCCTCGACTTGGGGCCGGTGTTCGCTCCACCGGCCCCTTTTTATAGAAGCCTACAAAACGAAACGCCCCGGCTGGAACCGAGGCGCTTCAAAATACAGAACGACTGCACCGTTCTGATGGAATAAACACAATTTACAGTGTTTGGCTCATCGGAACAAGATTTTATCTTGGAGTTCCACATGAGTGTTAAGGCCATGACTTGGGCGTTTGAGCAGCCTATCAGCGGAAATGAAAAGGTTGTTCTTCTTGCCTTGGCGGATCACGCCAATGACGTTGGTGAGTGCTGGCCCTCAATTTCACGCATTGCCGAGAAGTCCTATGTTTCGGAAAGAACCGTTCAGCGGATCATCTCAAAGCTGGTCAAGGATGGCTTTTTGCAATGCACTATCCGCCACGACACATTGGGCCGGACGGCTGCGAACAAATACACACTATTGTGGACGGGGGAGGGTGACAAGTTGTCAGGGGGGGGTGACACGGTTGTCACCGGGGAGGGTGACACTGTTGTCACCCCTCTAAAGAGAACCATCATTAAGAACCACCAAAAGAAAGATATATTGTCAGAAGCCTTCAACGAGTTCTGGTCGGCATACCCCAAGCGGGCGGCTCACTCTCGGCACAAGGCTGCTGAAAACTATGCCAAGGCCATCAAGGACGGTGCGACCCATGAGCATATCATGGCGGGTGTTAAAGCTTATGCCGCCAGCCGGGTCGGACAGGATCCTGTGTTTACCGCGATGGCGGCAACGTGGTTGAACCAGAAACGGTGGGAGGACGATTTCACACCGGCGAAAATGTTGATGAGGGGGAGAAACTTTGTATGAAAACTTCTGAAGAACTGTTGATCGAAATGGGGATAACCGGCAGGCGTGTGAGGACGAACGGCGGAAACTTCAAAACGCTCTGCCCCCAATGCTCACATCTGCGTAAACACAAACTTGATCCGTGCTTGTCGGTAAGAATAGACGAAACCGGCGTTGGTGCTAGGTGCTTTAACTGTAATTGGACACAAGGTAGATTTTACGATGACAATCAGCGCGCTTCACATGGAATGGCTGGACAAACGCGGCATACTGACCGCCGCGATGGATATCGGGATTTACTCAGCGCAGCGCGTGGCGGATGGGCAAGTTCTCGCTGACGGAAATGGCGACATTCTTGTTTTTCCGTTTATTCGGCATGGTCGGGAGATAGGCGCAAAGTACCGCGCCAAGGGAAAGCGTTTTTGGCAAAAACCCAATTGCCCGAAAGCATTCTTTAATGGCGACATTCTTGATGACCCCGGCCTGATCGATGGCACCAATTCTTTGGTGATCGTTGAGGGTGAGCCGGATGCCCTGTCGTTCATGGCCGCCGGGTATCCTTTTGTGGTTTCGGTGCCTGATGGTGCGCCACCGGCCCGTGACAAGGACGGCAAGCTCATTAACGTGCCGGAAGGCACCGCAGACATCGATATCGATAGCGACGACAAATATGCCTTCATCCTGAACGAGTGGGATGCCTTGGCGAAAATCAAAAGCATCATCATTGCCGTTGATGCGGATGAACCGGGTCAGCGGCTGGCGAAGGAACTGATCCGCCGGTTGGACAAGGTGCGCTGTTCTTTTGTCACCTATCCGCCTGACTGCAAAGACGCCAATGAGGTTCTGCTTACGCATGGCCCCGCCGCTGTTCTGGCCCTTGTGGCGCAGGCAAAGCCTTACCCGGTGTCGGGTGTGTACACATATGACGATCTCCCGCCTGAGCTGGAGATGGAGACAGTTTCGACCGGGTTCCCCAAATTAGACGAGTATCTGATGCCCTATCGACCGGCGTTCATGATCGTCACCGGCTTTCCCGGCCACGGCAAGTCAACATGGACCGTCCAGCTTGCCACCAATCTGGCCTACAAGAACGGTTGGAATGTCGGCCTTGCCAGCTTCGAAATGCGTGTGAAGCCTTACGTTACGGCGCAGATTGAGAACGTCTTCATCGACCGCCGCTCAAGGGGCAACGGGCCTGATATGCACCTGACGCCGGATCGGTTCATCCAACGCCGGTTCTTTTTCATCGCCCCGGATGCCGAGGATGATGCCGTGCATGATCTGGATTGGTTGCTGGAGCGCATGACCACCGCTGTGATCCGGCACGGCATGAAAGTGTGTGTTATTGACCCTTGGAATGAGATCGACCATGTGCGCGGGCGGGACGAGAGCGTGACCGATTACACCGGCAGGGCTATTCGCAAGTTGAAGACTTTTGCCCGCCGCTACGACTGTCTGGTGATCGTCGTGGCACACCCGGTGAAAAGTGCGGGCCAGAAGGACGCGCCTGATATCAGCCTGTACGATATCAGCGACAGTTCCCACTGGGCAAATAAAGCGGATCTCGGTGTGGTCGTGGCGCGCATTGGGGATGTGCCTTTCAGCACTGAAACCGGGATATTCGTGAAGAAGGTGAGGTACCAGCCTGATGCCGGTAAGCTGGGGGATGTGACCCTGACCTTCGACCCGGTGCGCAGGATTTTTGAATAAAGAAAAGCCCCCAAAAGGGGGCTTATCTCATTGTTGTGGCCGGTGTACCAGCAGCGTCTTCTTCGCATCGCTGACCATGTTTTTTAACGTCCGAAAGTCACTGGGCGATTTGCCGGTGATGATGATCGCTGTTGCCTGACCATCAGTGATTTTCATCTTGCCGTGTTTTTTGCCCTGTTCAAAACTTAGAACGTGGATCCCGTGTGCGCCCAAAGCTTTGATCAATTCACGATAGGATTTGCGCTCCACATCAATTCTCCACCTGAACCAGATGAAGGCCGTTGAGCGCGCCCAGCAGCGCAATTTTGATATATTTGGGTGCGCCAACCTTTTGCCAATGTGAAAGCATATCTTTCCCGCACCCAATGTGGCGGGCCGTCTCCTGACGGCTCCACCCATGCGTTGTCATCACATCGTTCAGAAGGTTGTTAATAGCAAAACGAGCTTTCATGTTCTCACCCCACCACATAGAGGACATTGGGAGCCTTGGCCTTCACGCGCACGGTCGTGACCTCGGCAAGCTTGCTATGGTCGTCAAACCAGCTCTGGCCCAGCTCCTGCTTAACAGCGGCGGTGTCGAGCGTTTGGCGAATGGCCTTGGATTGGCTGATGGTGAAGATCTGGCCTTCCAAAACGTCAAGGCCGGTGGCCTTGAACTCTGCCTTCAGAGCTGAAAGCTTTTCTTCGATCTGAGCTTTCAGGGCATCAAGGCGACCAATTTCATCCGCGAGGGAGTCCGTGAGGTTGGGAATGTTCATTTCAATCTCCTGTTAGTTGGGTTTATAAACGGGCTTCGGCAATTTTGTCGGCAATGTAGCTGCCCTTTGCGAGGTGTTGACGCACGGCATCAAACAGCTCGCCTTCGTGTTTGCAAAAATGTCCGACCAAATCGCCATTATCATCGTAAAGGTCTACATCAATGCCAACGAGGTCAATGCCTTCGTCGATGTACACATCGTATACGGCAGAGCCAACGATAAGAAGGTAACGGTCGTTGAGGGTGAGTTCGAGTTCGATGTTGATGTCAATTCCGTAAGCCATGTCTAAATCTCCAAATCAAAAGCAGACCATCTGCTTGCATTACTTTTGCGCCCGTATTCGGGTGCTTGCAAACGAAAAAAGAGGGCCGAAGCCCCCTTTTGTTAAATTGTTGCTCATTTCGGGCAGTTGACCCAGTTGCAGCTATATTTAACTTTCGCGGGTTTCACATGCGCCTTGGTAGGGGCCAGCAGGGCCATAAAAGTGAAGGGGGAGGTGACGGCCCGGACAGGGTAAGAAACGGCCTCCACGGTCACCTGAGCGGCTTTTTGGGCGGTCTTTACCGCCGCCCCGGTCACCGCATTGGCATACCTGTGAGCTGCGCGGGTGACTTTGCGACCGTGCGCCACCGAAACGCCTTGATTATGGCAGGCAGCCGCAAGCCATTGGGTGGCGGTCTTCCGATAGCAATAGGCCAGATGGGCCATGCCAGCGTCTGTCTGAGCTTCACAAGTGGCACCAGATACGCCCCGGTAGCCCATAGCGCGGGCTGTGGACGGTAAGATCTGCAAGGGGCCAACTTCACCGGCAGCGCCGCGCAGGCCACACCGGCCACCCTTCCCACCTGTTTCATGGCGGGCAACGCGCAAGGCAAAATCCACCGGCACATGGTGACGCAAGGCGGCTTGCCTTACGATAAGGCTGGCATCGTTTGAGTACGATGCGGAGAAGGCGACAGCGGACCACAGCAGGGCGGCCATCAGCAGGGCAACGGCAATAGCCAATCGGTAATAAGGCATGGTTAAAGCTCTCTTCTGTTAACGGAACCCGCAAGGGTGGAGAAAGAAGATGGGTAAAGCAAGGCAGAATGTTGACGGCCTTTGGTTAATGATCCATGATGTTAACGCATGGAAAATGAAAATAAGACCAAAGGGTCTTGGCACCCAGAAGCTTGCGCGATGCGGCTGACCGGTGCGCCTTACTCCCAGATTGCTAAAAAATTTGGCGTCAGCATCACGGCGGCCTACTTTGCCGTCCACCCTGAAAAACGACATGGGTTAAAGAAGAAGGTGAAGGCAGACTTGTCTGAAGCCCTGCCCGGTGATACAGCCGCCGCATGACAGACGAGCTGATCACCGCCCTTCGGCAACAGGCAACGGTTAAAGTCGAGGGGGCAACCCCTCGGCTCACCCGCCTGTTATCTGAGGCGGCAAACCGTATTGAATTGCAAATTGAACTTCTCCGCGACCGCGAACGGGACGCAGATCGATGGCGCAGGCGCGCACTGGAGGCCGAGAACCGGCTTCGCCTCAGGGGCATCACATGAACCTCTCCCGGCTTGTAAATTCGGCCATGAACGAATGGACCAATTGGTTGGAGCAGCCTCACCATCGCCATGCGATGACGGTTCACGAAACGCGGAATTGGATAGCCCACTCGCCGCCCTTGGATGCTTTTACCGAGCTGGGATCCACAATCTTGCTGATGCAAGATGAAATTGATTTGTTGCATATGAGGCTGGATGAAGTTGAGGCGGAACTCAGGGATGCCAAACGCGCCCTGAGCTTCCGCCCCTGATGTTATTAACCGGCGTGGATTGATGCGGCCTTATCGGCGCGGGGGTCGTGATCCCAAGGATCCGTGCCAATGTGGTACCGGCATTCCTTCATCGCGGCATCAAGATTTCTGAGGATTTCTTTCGCCCCATTAGCAGGGATTTTGTCCTTCGCGATGTTATTTATGATGTACCAGAAAGCTGCGCTCATGGCTTCGTTTGAAACGATGATGGTGTTCAGGTGTCTCATTTTTGTTCCTCCAAAATAAACTTCAGCTCTTCAATGGCCTCGGCTTCGGTGGCACCGTAACCGACCGGTGCATCCTCGTCAGACCCGTCAACGTAGGCATACCAATCGCAAGAGCGTTCGGGGATTGGGGGCGGGGCATAGCGCGTGATGATGGTCAATTTCGTCTCCTGCTTTAAGGTTTTTACAATCTTTTCTACAACGTCATGACCGCTGACGTTCTTGATGAAACCGTTACCAACGTACCCGTGGGGATACCGGACGGCTTCAATTTCGTTCTCGCCCCAGATGATGGCGATGTGCGGGTGACCGGCCTTGATGGCGGCGACCAGCGCGTTGCTGATCTGGATGCGTGAGGGGCGGTTGGCAAATTCGTGGCAGTGCATGGTGTTTCTCCGTTTACTGGTTCAAATCAATAACTGGACAGTACGCCCGTATCCGGGGCCGTGGCAAGAGGAAAATCACTGTTTGTGAATTTCCAAAGCAATTTTTTCAAAGTCGGCAAAGATCTGGTTGATCGCGTTGTACCGCTCGTTGAAGGCATCGCGGGCTTCGACGACCGCATCCGCCGACACCGGGTAATAATCACGGCCATTGGGCGTGGCCTCTCTCATGGCCTTCAGCACGCTGCGAAGGTTATTCATGATCCCAAGTTGCTGCTCAAGCAACGCGGACTTGGAGGTGCCGTTGCCGTGGACGATGGGGGCGATGAGGTTTTTCATGGTGGGTTCCTGTCTGGGATGGGTGGTGGTGGGGGGGGGGGCCGAAGCCCCCGCCGGTGTCAGGCGAAGAGTGCCTTGTACTTGGCCTCGCTGATGAACTTGCCGTCAACGTATATGTGAGCCGGGAACTGGTTAAAGAGCTTGCCCCGGTTGCTGTACTTCAGGACCACCGACTGCTCAATCTTGATGGCCTTGCCGTTGCGGCTGCCGAAGATCACGAAGGCGCAGTTGCCAAATTTGTTGACCGAGACGCTGTCCAATTCGCCCAGCTTGCCGTCGATCTTGGCGGCCCAGCTTTCGACTGCGAAGTGAGCCTGCTGCTCGCTGAACTTGGCAAGCTTCTTTTCGGAGAGAATTTTTGGAGAATGCACAAACCGCGCTTCATCTTCCACGATGTTGACCAGCAGGGGGCAGACAGTCTGCCAGTTGCCAGTGTAGCCCCAAGCACTGGCGGCACCCTTGAAGGTGGGGCCGAACTTTTCCAGCAGGACTTCATACTGGCGGCGGATTTGGGCTTCGTAACGGGCAGCCAGTTCTGGCTTGATGGCGTCGAGAGCAATTTTGAGCTGAGCGTTCATGTCTAGGTTCCTTGTTTCAAATCAATCAATAACCAGACATTACGCCCGTATTCGGGTGCCTTGCAACCCTCTAATGCACACAAAACCCATTTTGTGCAATTATGTTAAAACTGGGGATAATGCGCCAATTGCCTGAGAAATATGTTATACTGGCTGCAAATCAGGGGGGGAATAGTGAAATCCATTATCGGTTCAATTGAATTTTATGAGAACGGCAACAGGCCTTCACTCATAAAGATTTCACTGACCCCGCAGTTTCGGGGGATGGACCCTGTTGAGCAGGCCAAGTACCTGATTGCCGCCAGCCAAATAGCTAGTTTGGCAGTGGGGCAAATTGTTGACGAGAACGAGGACGCTGAAGAAGAGATTTTGGAGCTTTTGGAAAGCGTGTCTTTGGAAGCCTATAAGCAATTTTTGGATAGCTGATGAAAAAATCTCTGACTGACAAAGATGCGGATAAAATCCGCGCAATGCACAAAAAAGGTTTCACTTATACTGAAATTGGACAAATCATGGGCGTGTCCAATACAACAGTTGGGTATGTCTTAAAATTCATAGGTGCCTATCGCCACCGCGCACCAAAATCACTGAGAAAGGCATGAAGAATGAGCGAAGGCACAAAAGAGTTTAACGCGCAGGAAGAGATCGAACGCTTGAAAAGAATGTTCGAGGACGGCGAGAAGGCAATGGAACTGGCTCAACAACGCATGGCGGGTCTGGCTGAGATCGTCTTTCAGATGGACATGTTCTTGCGCGACATGATCAAGATTGGCGTGTTTGAAGAGGCTGTTAGGCGGCTTGAGACGGAAGAAAAACCGAAGTTAATTATCTGATCGGGTGGGCGCATGTACAATGAAGAAGACATAACCTTCCGCCTCATTAACGGGTGGCCGACAGAGACAAAGGCACAGGCAGATGCGCGATGCAGCATAATGCCGGTGATGGTCGAGGCAGTGGTCGAGATTAACAGCTTGCGCACTGAGATAGACCGGTTGAATGCAATCATTTATTTGAACAGGATTGGAAAATATGAAACTTCGCATGTGTCTGATGGCGGCAGCACTTCTGGTGTCAACGCCGGTTAAAGCTTCATCTTTTATGCTCGGCTGTACGACGAGCGCGGGTGAGACTTTCGTTGTGTCAATCACTGATAACAAAGTTGCCATTCAGTGGGCCGACAAAAAATATTACGATGCCAAGGCGGAATTTGTGGAACCGAAGCTTTACGTCAAGCAGGAAGGCAAATACGGAACCTTCGTGATGATGTATGATTTCAACGCGAATGTCGGGCTTGGCGTGACGGAATATAAGGACGGCCAAGTTAACACCACCAGCATCAAATGCGCTTCGGCGTGAAGGAGGGGATATGCCTGAATTTATGAAATACTGGATGCAGATGTGGGGCATCCCTGTGTCTGACGAGCTTCAAAAGCTCAAGGTGGAGAATGAACTGCTCAAGGTGAAGATCGAAATGGCGAAGGCCCGTGAGCGCACATACCAGCTCAATGAGGAGGCCATTCGCACATGGACGGAACCGATGCCTTGGGCGGAGCAGATCCAGCCCGGTCAATTTGGCTGGAACGTGTTCGGTAAAGGCACTGACAAAAAATGACTTGGATGTTGTTATTAACGATCATAACGCCGTGGGGAATTGATAGCCAACCATTGGGCTTCTATGACGCCAAGGGTGCTTGTGAAGAAGTTGCGAAAACAATACCCAAGAATGACGGTCCCATTAACTATCAAGCCATCTGCCTTCCGGGCAACGGCTTTGCTTACGAATAACAGGAAAAAAGGAATGAGCATGATCATCTTTACAAAAGCTGCTGTAGGCGGTGCTGTCGAAGGCAAGATTGCCCTCTGGCATGGCAAAATTTGCGTGGTTGAAGAATGCGAAGATAACCCGGCATACAGTGATGTTTTGTACACTGTTGGTCACGGAGACAGCAGTGAAGTTCTTCTCACGACACTCAAACACAGGGTTGAGGAAATTGTTGAGGCACTTAACAAAACATCTGTGTTTTAACAAATGAAGCGCGAAGAAATCTTGAGCAAGGCCCATGACCTCATTAACGGGGATCGTGCCGAGGAATATGGCGATGCGGATGTTAACTTCAATCGCATTGCAAATGGATGGTCATTGATCCTCGGCAGCCATGTGACCGCTGATCAGGCGGCCTTGTGCATGGTGTGGCTCAAGATTTCTCGCCTTTGCAACACACCAAACCATGTAGATAGCTTTGTAGATGCGGCAGGGTATGTGGCTCTGGCCGGGGAATTGGCAAACAATCGGTTTACCGGGATGAAGAGAAATGATTGATCCGGCTACACCTGACGCACTGAAAGCCATCGCTTCCATGATGAGGATGGATGGCTATAGAACAGACGCATTTGGCGTTGAGGCTGCGGTTATTGACAATGCTGCTGCTGAAATCGAGCTTCTGGATAAGTTCCGCACTATGTGGGCTGAAGCCAAGGATGAGAACGAGCGACTTCGGGCCAATCTTTACCAAGAGGAAGCGGAAACAGAGGCATTGGAAAACAAACTGGCGGCTGCTGTTGCTGAGAACGAGAAAGTGCGTAAAAGTTTACATATCTCACATATGTATATTTTGTCGTGCCAGCTTTGGGATGACTTTGACAAATATTCGCGGGGCAAAAGGGTGGAGAGCAAATGACTGACCTCAAAGACAAGGCTTGGACTTGCATTAACCGCTGGGAGCGGCGTGGCTATGAAACTCAGGTTGAGACGTTCAAGGCGGTGATGGCTGAGAACGAGAAATTGCGTGAAGCCCTGTGGATCATTTCTATGGGGTTCTGCACAGACGAAAGGGTGAAATCCATTGCAGATGAGGCGTTGGGGGTAAAATGATGAACAGCAAGCTTGAACAGGCGGTTAACGCATTGAAGGCCATCCGTGAAACGGGAAGCCGTCAGATCTGGGCCAGCAAAGAGACTGACAACGGGTGGGAGAAGACACTTGTTAAAGTTGACCGTAGCATTGAGGCTGAGATGGCGCACGATGCATTAACTGAACTTGGTGCTGTTGGTGATGAATAACCCCCCAAACCCCGGCAGTGAAGAAGCAACTAAACTTGGTTGCACATGCCCCGTAATGGACAATAACAATGGCGCAGGCATAGGGCCGATGAAGGACGGAACAATGATGTTCTGGCGGTCAGGAGAATGCCCCCTGCATGGAAAGGTGAAAGTTAATGAATGACATCCAGCCCGACATTAACTGGCGGCTCAGCACCTATGAGACAGATGATCTTGAGCTGAAGGCACTGCTCGCAGAGGCGGGTGAGAAGATCATGTACTTCCGGCAGGAGCGGATAATGATAACAAGCATTGCGCAAGATCACCGGCTGCAAGCCGAAGACCTGAAGGATCAAATTCGCCTTCTCAATTGGGAGGCAAAGAAATCACGTGACAAGATAGAACGCCTGAAGATGCGTTTGAAGCAAGCCGACCGGCATGCCACGGCTCAGAAGGTTATTGACCGTTTGTTAAAGGCAGGCACAAATGACCGGGATTGAAAAGATATACATTAACAGCGACCGTGAAGAGATCCACCGGATGCGGGAGGCTTTAATCAAGATCAGGGATTATCAAGTTAATCCTAGTGACAAGGCATCGGCTGTGGTCTATTCATTGTCTCTGATAGCTAAAAGGGCGTTGAACGACCGTTTGTAACTTATCCACACCGTAAATTGCAAAAATAGACAAAAAAGGTTAAAGTTGAGCAATGGAAAACATACCTGTAAATGACCTCAAGCAGGCGCGGCTCAAAGAACTGCTTCACTATGATCCGCACACCGGCATCTTTACCAGCCTCGTCAAGTGCGGGCGCAGGCCCAAAGGCAGCCGACCAGAGGCGGTTCAATCGGCTGGCTATACCCAGATCTCCATAGATGGCCGTAGGTACCTGACGCACCGGCTGGCATGGCTCTATGTGTATGGCGAGTTTCCCCCAGAGCAGATCGATCACATTAACCTCGACAAGTCCGACAATCGCATTGTTAACCTTCGCGCGGTGACGAAATCCGAGAATGCCCGTAATAAGCCCGGTAGGTCTGGTAAGCTCAAGGGAGCGCATCGTAATGCGTCTGGAACATACACTGCCCAGATCTGCGTTAACCACAAGCGCATCTATCTTGGAAGGTACAATACAGAGAGGGACGCGCATATCGCATACTGCAGGGCGGCAGTCCGCTATCACGGCGAATACGCTCGGTTAACGTAATGGCAAAGAAGCAAAACATACAGGCTGACAACGTCATCAAGCTTCCCGTAAAGGGAGGACGACCACCCATTAACTTCACGCCTGACATTGTCGAGTTCATCCTGAGCGAGATCATCGCAGGAAGATCCATTCAATACATAGCCACATCAGGCAAGATGGAGATAGGCGATGACTTTCCGTCAGCGGCGGTGATCTATAAGCAGTTGGCAATGAATGATGTTTTTCAAGAGAGTTACACTCGCGCGCGCGAGATGCAGCAGGACACCTATGCGGAAGAGATAATTGCCATCGCTGACGGTGACCATCCTGACTTCGTTAACGCCACGCCTGACGATCGCAAAATGGCTATTGAGGCGCGCAAATGGGTTATGGGCAAGTTAAGGCCCAAGAAGTACAACGATCAGGTGATTAAGATGGAGATCACCGGCAAGGACGGCGCACCGCTGGTGCCAACGCAAGAGATCGACATTGCCTCGTTAACAGACGAGGCAAGAGACAGCCTTCGGTTCGCGCTGACGGCTATTGAGGCCCGCGAGGGAGACACTGAAGACCTTAACATAGATGGAGAAGACGACGATGAATGAGCTGATTTTTGTGGCTTTGGCTGCCGGTATTGTGATTGGTTTGGCGTATCCGCACTTAAAGCGTTTGGTGAACATCAAGGCGAACGATGGCGACGACAAGATCCCCAAGCGCGGGCGGCCTCGCTCAACGGTGAAGAGCGGCTTTGCTGCTCGCAAGGCGGCGGTTCTTACTGACGCAAGGCCCACGACCTACAAGGGTTATGGACGCCCGCGTAAGACGGACGTTGATTTCCGGTGAAACTGCTCAAGGGAGAGATGCTTCGGGAGATTACCGGATCGTCTCTCCCCTTTAACGTAGATAAAGTAAAACGGGATCTGGAGCGGTTCGATTGCGAACAGAGCCTGTATGAGTTTATGAAGCGCGGGTGGCGATACATCGATCCCAACCCGTTCGTGGATGGCTGGCATCTGGGTGCCATCGCTGAGCATTTGCAGGCTGTCGCTGACGGCGAGATCAAACGCTTGATCATTAACCAACCACCGCGCACATCCAAGTCATCTATGCTGGTTGCCTTCGACCCTTGGGTCTGGGCGCAGCCCCATGTGAGCGACACCAGCGGCCCCGGTGTGCAGTTTTTGCATAGCTCCTACGCATTATCGCTATCCATCCGTGATAGCATTAAGGCTCGCCGCCTGATCGAAAGCCCGTGGTACCAATCCATGTGGGGCGACAGATACCAGTTGACCGGCGACCAGAACGCCAAGCAGCGGTTCGACAATAGCTCAGGTGGATATCGCCTTGCCACATCTGTGGGCGGTGCGCTGACCGGTGAAGGCGGCGGCATCATCATGATCGACGACCCTCACAACAGCGTGGACATGGAGAGCGAGACGGTGCGCAACGGCACAGTCGAATGGTTCGACAATTCGCTGTCCACCCGTCTTAACAACGCCCGCACCGGCGCGATGGTGCTGGTTATGCAGCGTCTGCATGAGGACGACCTGACCGGCCACATCCTCGGCAGCAACAACAGCGATTGGGTGCATCTCATGCTGCCCATGCGGTACGAGCCAGAGCGCGCCAAGATCCTGTATCCCAACGCCATTGGCTGGTCGGATCCCCGCACTGAGGAAGGCGAGCTGTTAACGCCTGAGCGGTACGACGAGATCAGCGTGGACCGGCTTGAGCGTCAGCTCGGCCCGTTCGGTGCCGCCGGTCAGCTCCAACAGCGGCCAGAGCCAAAGGGTGGTGGTATCCTGAAGCGCGAATACTGGATCGATTGGGAACGCGAGACATATCCAGAGGTCGAGTTCGTCATTGCCACAGTGGATACGGCATATACCACCAAGGAAGAGAACGACTTCAGCGCGATGACCGTGTGGGGCGTCTTTAACAACGATCAGGACGTTCCGCAGATCATGTTAATGAACGGCTGGCAGGCCCGCATGGAGCTAAACGAGCTGGTCGAGCGCATCGCCAGCACGGCCAAGAAGTTCAAGGTTGATCACTTGATCGTGGAAAACAAAGCATCTGGCATCAGCGTGGCGCAGGAAATCAGGCGGCTCTATGCCTACGAGGATTTCAGCGTGCAGCTCATCGACCCCAAGGGCGGCGATAAGGTGGCGCGGGCATACTCGGTACAGCACATCCTCGCAGAGGGCATCGTGCATGCTCCTATGGCCTTCTCATGGGCCGATATGGTGGTGACCCAGTGCAGCCAGTTCCCCAAGGGGAAACATGACGATATCGTCGACACAGTTACGATGGCTTTGCGTTATCTCAGGAACGCGGGTATGATCACGCGCGGCGCTGAACGCACGGCAGAGACTGCCGCCGCTGTACAGTTCCACGGCAACGCGGGCGAAAAGCCCCTTTATCCAGTTTGAGGTTTGGATGTTAAAGTGCAAGGCCATCTTGGAATTTGATCCTCACACTGACATCTTCACGGTCGAGGTGTCAGGTGATAACGGCATCACAGAGGTATACCTGATCCCGCTGGTAGAAGCTCAAAGTGACGAAACATACAAAGCCCCCGAAGATTATGCAGCCATGACAGCCATCCGCCTGTTTATGGAAGATCACGAAAAGGCAGATTAACATGGCATTCACTCCCGGTCTGAACCCAAACCTTCGCCTGATCCCTGACGCGCCTGAGCTGCCGTCTATTGAGGATGCGGATGTGATCATTGAGGAAGTTGACGACAGCGTTGACGTTCCTGAGATCGACATTTCCGGTAATATCCTGCGCATCGATCACGCCGATGGCTCGATCTCGGTTTCGCTTGATGGCAAACCAATTGGCAGCGCGAAAGAAGACAGGGGGCCGGAAGGTTGGTTCGACAATCTGGCTGAAGACATTGAGGATGGTGAGCTGTCCCGCATCTCCGAAGAGCTGTTGCGTGGCATTCAATCAGACATCGACAGCCGCCGCGATTGGATCGAAGACCGTGCGCAAGGCCTGCGCCTGCTCGGCCTGAAGATTGAGATCCCCGGCCTGCAGGGTGCTGCTGACGGTGCGCCGGTCGAAGGCATGAGCAAAGTCCGGCATCCGCTGCTGCTCGAAGCCGTGCTGCGTTTCCAAGCCAACACCCGTTCGGAACTGCTGCCTACAGATGGGCCGGTCAAGATCCGTGACGACAGCAACAATGGATCCTCTCGCCTTGATGCGCTCTCCGATGCGCTTGAAAAGGACATGAACCATTACTTGACGACGACCGCGACCGAGTATTACCCGGACACCGACCGCATGCTGTTCATGCTCGGCTTTGGCGGTTCTGCCTTCAAGAAGGTCTACCAATGCCCGCTGCGCAATCGCCCGGTGTCCGAAAGCATTGATGCCGATGACCTGATCGTTAACAACGCGGCCTCTGATCTAGAGAACGCCAAGCGCATCACGCACCGCATCATGATGCGCCCCAGCGTGGTGAAGCGCATGCAGATCCTCGGCGCGTACCGTGATCTAACCCTGCATGATCCCAAGCAGCGTGATCCCGATGCGGCGCAGGAAGAAAAGGCATCCGTGCAGGGCATCAGCCCCAACGTGACCAATGCCGAGGACCGCGACCGCGAGATCTATGAGTGCTACTGCGAACTGGACATCAAGGGCTTCGAGCATAAGTACAAGGGGAAGGAAACCGGCCTTGAAATCCCGTACCGCGTCACCATCGATCTATCCAGCCGCCAGATCCTGAGCCTTGTCCGCAACTATGATCAGGATGAGCGCCTGCCGACCGCGAAGAAGGTGTTTGTCAAGTTCCCGTTCGTTCCCGGCTTGGGCTTCTATGATATCGGCCTGCTGCACATCCTCGGCAACACGACCAATGCGGTGACCGCTGCTTGGCGTGAGCTGCTGGACGCGGGTATGTACGCCAACTTCCCCGGCTTCCTGTACGCCGATGCCGGTGGCCGCCAGAACAGCAACATCTTCCGTGTGCCGCCGGGTGGTGGTGCGCCGGTCAAGACCGCTGGCATGCCCCTCAATCAGGCCATCATGCCCCTGCCGTACAAGGAGCCGTCTGCGGCCCTGATGCAGCTTGCGCAGAACATGGCGGAGTACGGCCAGCGCGTGGGCGGCACGATGGAAATGGCGGTTGGTGAAGGTCGGCAGGATGCGCCGGTCGGCACAACGCTCGCCATCATCGATCAGGCCACCAAGGTTCTTAACAGCGTCCACAAGCGTCTGCACGCGGCCCAGAGCGAAGAGTTCCAGCTTCTGATTGAGTGCTTCCGAGATAACCCTGAAAGCTTCTGGCAGCGCAACAAGGCACCGGCATATCCGTGGGATGAAGCCACGTTCATGGAGGCGTTGGATAACTTCTACCTGACGCCGCAGGCTGATCCAAACACGGCCAGCCAGACCCAGCGCATGATGAAGACCCAAGCCCTGATCCAGTTGGCTATGGCCTATCCGCAGGGATATGACCTTGATGCCGTTAACAAGCAGGCATTGCGCACCATCGGCTTCACCAACGTGGATGAGTTCATCAGAACGCCTGACGGCCAGATGCCGCCTGAGATGATGGAAAAGATGGCGCAGGCCCAGATTGCCAACAAGTCTGCAGATGCTCAGGGCTTGAGCGCACAGGCCGATATGATCCGCGCACAGGCTGATGCTGCCTACAAGCAGGCTGACGCTCAGGTGAAGCAGATTGAGGCGCAGATCAAGATGCAGGAAGCCGGTCAAGCCGGTGGAGAGCCGCCCAACAGCGTTGACGCAATGGAAGCCAAGGCCAAGCTGATCTCCGCACAGGCCAAGGCTGAAGAGGTGAAGATCACGCATCAGGACATTCTGATCGACGGCCAGAACCGCGCAGAAGAACGCCAGAGCCGTGAAAAGATGGCGGAGGTCAAGTTGCAGCAAGAACGCATTAAGGCTGCGGCTCAGATGACGGTTGCCGCAACCAAGCCAAAGCCCGGTCTTGTTGGTTAAGAGGAATACAAATGGCTGCTACTCTCAGAATACCTGACGCCGAATTTGCAGAGATTTGGCGCAGGCTGGGTTCTGCTGATCTTGTTTCAAAGGCCACCGGCATGAACGTGCGCAACACATATCGCGCTCGTCTTCGTGCAGAGGCGGCTCTGGGCATTGTCCTGCCGGTGCATGACAGCAAGGGTGACCGCTCTGGCCGCGCCAAGATTGACTTGGACCGTATCGGCCACCGCCGCCTGATGGAAGTTAAAGACGGGATGGCTGTGATTTTCTCTGATGCCCACTTCTGGCCCGGTGACGACAGCGAGGCCTTTAACGCGATGATCCGGTTCATTAAGGCCAACAAGAAGTCCATAAAGCTGATCGTCTGCAATGGTGACGCATTTGATGGAGCCGCCATCTCCCGCCATGCACCATCGGAATGGGCGCAACTCCCTGACGTTGCTGACGAGCTGGAAGAGTGCAAGGGCAAGCTGGGTCAGATTGAAAAGATTGCACCCGATGGAGTTCCGCTGGTGTGGTGCATGGGCAACCATGATACTCGGTTCAGCGCACGCTTGGCCCAGATGGCACCCCAGTACGTCAAAGTGTTCGGAACGGATCTCCCTGACCATTTCCCATCTTGGGATCACTGCTGGTCGCTGGAGATCAACGGTCACACGATGGTGAAGCACAGATGGCACAATGGCGTGCATGCCACATGGAACAACGCTCTGAAGGGCGGGCGGAACATCTTCACCGGCCACATCCACCGGCTTGCGGTCACGCCCATCACCGATTGGAATGGCCGCCGTTATGGTGTGGACACCGGCACCCTGTCCGACTTCGGGCCGGAAGTTA